AACACAAAAGAGTTTGAAGAAGTGGACAAAGGAGAAGTGGGGTACTAAGTCAGGTAAGAATAGTACTCAGGGAAAGAAAGCTACAGGTGAGCGTTACCTTCCTAAGAAAGCTAGAGCCGCTTTGTCTAAGAAAGAATATGCCGCTACCTCTCGAAAGAAAAGAGCAGACACTAAGAAAGGTAAGCAACACAGCAAACAACCACGGAAGATAGCTAAGAAAACAGCTAGGTATAGAAAATAACTAAGAGGCTAACATGGGACTTGAAACTGTAAACAATGATGGTAATGCTAGGCTACATCAGCTAGACACCGCTAACCCTACAGGCACTGATAATAAGAATCAGGGCGATGATCACATTCGTAATATTAAGAAAGCTATTAAAGATCAGTTTAGTGGGATATCTGGCGATAATAGCTCAGGTGCTGTTACTGCAACTGCGGCTGAGTTAAACAAGTTAGACGGCTGTACTGCTAGTACTTCTAACCTTAATTCTCTTACAGGAATTGATAACATCGTTAGCACTGTAATTAATACTATATACCCTGTAGGTTCTATTTATGAATCAACAGTAGGTACAAATCCTAATACGTTATTTGCAGGGACTAGTTGGAGTGTCTTTGCCTCAGGTAAGATGCTAGTAGGTATAGACTCTACTGATACTGATTTTGCAACTGCGGGTTTGTCTGATGGTTCTAAAACTGTTACGTTAACAGAAGGACAAATGCCACAGCATAACCACCCTCTGAATTTTAGTCTTGGGGAAGGGGGAGGGCATTCTCATGATGATGACTTTGCAATTAGTAGCGCAGGTGAACACAAACACGGAACTAATCTACGTTTAGAAGGGGCGGCAAACGGAAACATTCTTATTGATAATAGCCTGTACTACGCAACAGGTGTGGCGGGTAGAGAGATAGATGAACTCAGCGACTGGAACGCCGCAGGAGACTCTACTTACACCATGAATGCAGGGTCTCATAGTCACGACCTAACTGGTGGTGTATCTGCGGTAGGTAATCATACTCACGGCTTTACTGGGTCTATTAGTAATACAGGTAGTAGTGAAGCTCACGATAACATGCCTCCTTACACTGTTGTTTACCGTTGGAAAAGAGATAGCTAATTATGGCTTATAAGAAGATAGAAATAAAAAGACCTCGCGGAATTAACCTTGATCTGTCTCCTTATGCTATGCCTAATGAGATATGGAGTGGAGGGAATAATATAACTTTCAGACAAGCTAGAACTAATGTAGCCTTAGGATATTCTGAAGTTTATGGTACTCAGTATGATTCGGGAGATAATCCAATAGCTAATACAACTGTCGTTGGTAATCCAATAATTGCAACACCGTGGACGGACTTTAACTCTAACTATTGGTTCTATGCTAACGAAACCGATATCTATCGTATAGGGGCTGATGGTAGTCATACTGAGGTTACCAGAACATCTGGAGACTATACTGGAGACTACAATGATGGTTGGACATCAACACTATTTAATGGTGCGCTGATATTTAACAATAATCAAGACGTTCCTCAGTTTTATAATACATCTTCAGGTAAATTTGAGTCTTTAACAGGTTGGGATTCTAGTGAGATCTGCGGTGTTGTACGTCCTTTTAAGAACTTCTTAATTGCTTTAGATATTTATGACAACAGCAGTAGTAACTCTTTTCCTACAATGGTTAAGTGGAGTGACACTGCTCCGTTAGGTGGTGTACCTACATCATGGGACACTGGAGACCCTGCGGTACAGGCGGGCTATAACATTTTACCAGATACACAAGGTAGGATTATAGACGGAAAATCGTTGAATGATACGTTCTTTATTTATAAGAATGATGCTGTATGGGCTATGCAGTTTATTGGAGGTAGTCTTGTATTCTCGTTTAGAAAAGTATTTACAGACGGTTCGGGAATCTTAGCTAAAGATTGCGTTACAGAGTTTGCAGGTAAGCATTTTGTTGTAGGTGTTGATGATGTTTATATTCATGATGGTACATCTAAGAAGTCTATTATTACCAATCAAATGCGTAAGGCTTTGTACTCTCAGATTAATCCAGACCATACAGACAAAGTTAAATGTGTGCATGACTCTAAGAATAGAGAAATATTAATTCATTACCCTTCTGTTGATAGTGAAACAGGTGAGTCAGATAAAGTAATTAGTTATAATTACGAGTCAGAATCATGGTCACAACGTGACATTAATAGGATAGCCTTTATTAGTATTGGACATGTTGAAAGAACCACAGGTGAGCCTGAAGGTTGGGACAGTGATCCTTATACGTGGGATAGTGATGGTTCTTTCTGGGGCGATGAGTCTTATAACCCCTCTCGTAATGACTTGTTATATATCAAGCATGGTGATGCCAATAATACTTCTGGTTTCTTTATAGGTGAGTCAGGTCTTAGTATTAATGGTGTAACATATAAACCTTTTGTTGAACGTATTGGTTTAGACTTTGAAGACGATAAAGGTTATAAATATATCAATGCTATATACCCACACTTTGAAGGTGAAGGTACAGTTAATATCTACGTAGGTACTGAGGAAAGACAAGGCGGTGGTATTACATGGTCACAGCCTCAAGAGTTTGTAATAGGTGAAGACTACAAAGCTACCTTTAGAGAAAGTGGTAGATACATTGGGATTAAGATGGAGTCAAAGACTGACAATATCTGGGCATTAACTGGATACTCTATTGAGTATAGTTACGAGGGAAGACAATGAGTAAGTATATACCATTACCTCCTCCGCAAGATGTAGAATCTATTCCTTTATATTTGCAAAACGAGTTGCAGAAAATGTCTCAAGCTTTAGAGCAAACGTCTGAGGAAATAGACTCTAAAGTACAAGAAGGGGTAGCAGACATAGAATCGGAAGTAGCAGACATAGAATCGGAAGTAGAAGACTTGGAGGCAACAGTATCAGGCATTTCTGGCTACACTCCTACCGAGGCGGGTTTTACAAAACACCAAGCAGGTAATATAACTGGTACTTTTAACTCTGCAGGCACATCTGCTTGGAGTAGTGGTTACTCAACAGGGGATATGACACACACACTAAGTGCTTCTGGTAGTTATATTACTATTGATGAAGATATGGATATTGTAGCTAATTTTGATGCCCACATGAATTACTACGCTAACACTCAATACAGTTCGGGAAATTACTATCTTTACGTGGCTATGTATCGAAGAAGAAATGGTGTTGACACTCAAATCGCAGGGCCAACTGGTATTTATCAGTATACCCCCACAGATCGAGGAGACTCTACTTATCCGATGACTTTAGCTTATAGTGGGAGTGTACAAGACGGAGATCAAATTTCTATTAGAGTTCGGGGGTTAACTGCTCCCAGTACTGGGTATATGAGAGTATTGTCGGCTTCTTTTACTGTAAGGAAAGTATAGTGTATAAAGTAAGCTTAGTAAAAGACGTTGCAGAAATAGAAAAGAACCTGAACGTAATCATTGACTATCTTCTTAAAGTACTTGACAAGTCTCCTGAGTTTACTTTGAAGTCAGTGCTACAGAATATACAGAAAGGACATAGCCAGTTGTGGTTGGTCTATAGAGATGAAGAAGTACTAGGGGCTATAGTTACACAGAAAGTTACATACCCTGCTAAGGAAAGGTTGCTTATACATTTATGTGGTGGTAAAGATATTAAAGAGTGGCTTGATCTTTATATGGAAACTGTTGAAGAGTGGGCGAAAGACAAAGGGCTAGGTGGTGTTGAGATAGTAGGTAGAAAGGGGTGGGTTAAGCTTTTACCTGATTATACTACTAGCAGAGTGATGATAATTAAGGAGTTTTAAATGAGCGGTATATTTGGCGGTGGTGGTTCAACTACTACAAGTGATCAAGAGCAAGAGCAAAGTTCAAGTCAGCAAGTACAGTTAAACGAAGACCTTCGGAGAGAGTCTCTTGAAGCACTTACTGGAGCTTCTAACATTTACAATCAAGGCACTGAAGGTATCTATCAAGGTTCTAGACTAGCAGACCAAGATGTGATGGTAGGTCAGGGTGAGCAAGCTCTACTTGACTTATATGGTGCAGGTGGTGGTGTGTCAGACTTGCTTGGTATGGGTCAGATAGGTCTTGGTAATTTATTAGGCGCGGCAGATGCTTCTCAAACTTATGATACTTCTAGTGTTACTGACTTGTCTACTAACAAGACATTCCAAGATCAACTAGCAAGTATCTTAAATGAGTCTAATGTTGCATTCCAACGAGGTTCTGTTCCGTTGTTCCAGAAAGGTACAGCGGCAGGTCAGTATGGAGGTAGTGAAACTGGTGAAGGTTTAGGCTTATTAGGTGGTGAGATTAACAGAGCTACGCAGAAGTCAATAGCAGATGCGGCACTAGCACAGCAGAAGTTAAACCTACAAGAACGTAAACTAGCACAAGCAGATATAGGTTTAGGGCTACAGGATAAAGGATTAGGCTATCAAACAGCAATGGGAGCGTTAAGTCAGCTTCCTGCTTTCTCTAGTCAGCTTGAAAGAGGCGGTGGTCTGATGTCTGCTATAGGTCAGGACAGAAGTGCAAGAGAGCAAGCAGAGTTGATGGATCAGATACAGCAGTTCGATGCTCCACGTATGGCTGAGATGGCTAACCTTTCACAGTTCTATGACTTCTTAGGTTCAAACCCTCTAGGTAGAGAGCAATACCAATCAGGGGAGGCTACTTCGACTGCAAGTTCAACAACAACAGAGAAAACTGATAGTGATCCTTTTGGTGCATTACTTGGCATAGGTTTGACATTAGCGGGAATGCCTATGGCAGGTACATTAGGAGGCGCGGCAGGTGGTTCTGTAGGTGGTAACTTATTAGGTAAGTGGTTGGGTATGGGTAAGGGTGTGACAGATACAGTAGCTCCTATAACTAAGTCAGTGGGCATTAGCTAAAGGATAGATGATGACTAATAACGATGCTTTATATCAGTTTATAATACAAGAGGAGGGCTTTCCTATGGAAGGCTCTGAGGCTAGAACATACATTCCAAAGAGAGATGGTAAAGCTATTGGC